GATACTGAGTGATGGTGCATGAAAGAAACAAGACCTTGGACGCTCATTAAAGAAGCGGCAAGATCCTTGATTGTGATAGGACTAACATCAATTCCTTGATGCCAAGTTCTTTTCGCAAATTCAAGCGCAGTTCCAGTTGGAGAAAGAAGGGATTTATGTAATCCACATTCAACTCCAATTTGGGAAAGGATAAATAAATATTTATCCTTAACTGCTTTGTTTCCAATTACCACATCATCACCCAGCACAGCGTAATCTGTGAAGATTACACCGACTGGTGTAACACATGCCATCCATGCCGAAACCTGGATAATAAAATGATGAGTTAATGCAAGCATTGCCCATGAGGAGTAAGCTCCCATGGGTTGACCAACAGCATAAAATAGACCTTCTTTAGTCTCTGGATTTAAGTAGGGTCTTGCGACCAAACTTGTTTTCCAAGACTCTCCTAATCCTGGCCACATAAAATTAATTATGTGTCCTTGAAGGGAGATAGGAAGTCTATCTGTTGCTGAGGATAGATCCAATGAGTACATTTCAAACCAACTTCTAGATCTTTCTAGAGGTTTAGTTTGATTATATGTTCCATCCATCGGTATTTTATCTAAGATATTATCAAAGATAAACCTATGAATGGGGTATAGTACCCATTGTGTTAATGGATCTACCATTGCAAACACTCTCATTTTACCTGCTGCTTCTTGTTTCAATCCTAATTTTCCTAGGAATTCTACACTTTTTAGATAGTGAGAATCATGTTTTCCTAGGAATCTAGCAATTGAGTGAAAGATCTCAAAGAATAGAGGCACATTAAAATGTGCCGCTATTACTTTCAAAGCCTCAAAAGTGCTTTGATAATCAGGGTTAGTTGTTAAAACTAACCAAGCTCTGATCACAGAAACTCTCTTACTAGACCAAACACCAACTCCTTTCGAAGTAGGTGACTGGGTTAGGATAGGGAAGATAGAACCTACATTTTCTGTAGGTTCCCATCCTGGGTAGGCTCCAATTGAAGCCAGCCCTTTGAAGAAAGCAGGAATGTACTTAGTAAGCGATTCTAAAAATACTGGATTCCCTGTATAGGGTCCAGTAATCGCTTTAACCTTTACGGGAGATTCATATAAAAAGAATCTATACACCGCAAAGATTGTAAGTACATATTTAGCCAAAAGTGGGTTATGGAAAAGTTCACTTCTCCATAACACAGGTAACACTTTTGGTATCCCTTTAGCTGTTCTTGATACTCTCGTATTAAGATCAGTAAGGTTCGGATGGATATGGCCTCCTAAAGCTTGCTGAGTAGATACCGAACAGGTTTTTAAAAAGGACGTTAATCCCTTTAAACCTTGGCATCTTTTAATCTCAAGAAGCTTTAGAATTATGGCATAGGTTCCTCTACAGATAGGTTGTTTAGTTTTACCACTTATTGCTCTGTTAAGTTTAATTAACATATTGAACAATAAGTGTCCTTTATTTCTAAAGGACAGCACAGTTAACAATTTCTGGTCTGTCGGAATTCTAAATGGGAATTTTCTCATTATACTAGAATTTTGACTTACCTTTAATTAGTTAACACTCGGTTTCCTCAAAAGAGGGCCGCAGTGCGTCTGCTAGACAATAGGAAAAACTAAGTCAGGATTTTAAACCTGAAAAGCAAAACCTATCTCAAGAAACTATGATATATTGCCCTATATCCCGGGCAACCACCATAATCCTCGATAACAACGAGGCCCAAGGGATTACTCAACCTTGGATTCAGTTGAACTGATTAACGGCTCAAAGCTGTTTAGTTCTTGTTCTCTGGGAACTCAAAAAACATAGTAGCTTTGATTCCCCATTAGTAGGCTGGTTTGTAAATCCAGATTCCTAAGGAGGAACTTGTAGTAGTACGGTGGAAGCACTTTCGCTTCATCCGGGTCAGTGACTCGGGAGCAGTACTCCTATACCTCTATGGACTCGATGAGATTTCATACCCGTAGGTAATCCCAACCAGAGCGTTGGTCCATAGTACAGTATAGGGCTGAAAGAGGCCCTTCCAGGGTACCTCTATTGCAGTCTAACTTCCAAATGAAGTTAGTCGCTTAGACAACCACTGGGTACTACCACTTACGCTGAGTCTATAAAACTCATACGACGTTCAGATCAACTTAATCGTTGTTAGCAACGGTTGAGGTTATAACTCACTTCTTACAAGGAAGTGTGACATTAACATTCGTTAACATCTGAGTTACAAAGCTAGACTATCTAGCGAGGAAGAGCTCAAACTCTTCCTTGC